ACACAGTATTAGTACCATGCGATAAGTTAGCAGAAATGCAAGCTGAATTAGCAATACTAAGAAAGGCGCAAAAAAAATGAATTTTGCCGAATTTTATGCCATCTACCCACGCAAACAAGGGCGTAGGGCGGCTGAACGCAGTTGGGATAGGCTAACCCAGCAGGAACAACAGGATGCGTTTGTAGCCCTTCCTAATCATCTTGCATATTGGAAGTTAAAACAGACCGAAAAAGACTATATTCCACATCCTGCTACATGGTTAAATCAAGGCCGCTGGGAAGATGAATTAGAGATGGAAGTCAAAAAACTTAAAAAGCCAGAACTGCCTTGGTATTCTAGCGAAGAATTGACTAAAGCAAAAGCACAAGAAGTTCAATGCCCTGCATATGCTGGTGAAGGTTGGCAACAATGGCGATCACGCATTAGCCAGAAGATAAAGCAACTTGAAGAACAACTCTGATGACTATTTGGCTTGGTGGTATATCGGGGTAGCTAAAAAGCGTGGCTGGCCTGAAGTTGTAAGATTGTTAGCCCAGTATCCAGAAAAAGAAAATCGAATAAAACAATTAATTAAAAAGAAACTAGGCAAATGAGTTCATGGTTAGTAGCAACAGTTGGCGTAATCTATTTTCTTACCGCAATAGATTCTTTTTTTAGACAAAATATGGGCCTTGGTGTTGCTTTTTTAGGATACTCAATAGGTTCTATAGGATTATGGATACAAACAAGATGAGAGAGATAGACCCAAATAAATGTATAGACTTTATATTAGAGAACGCAGGCAAATATGCACAGGCAAAGGGTGAATTGGCGCAACTTGAAGCGTACAAGAGTTCGCTTAAAGCTATCAAAATGGCTCAAACTAGCGAACAATCTCTTGGGGCGCAGGAGCGTGAGGCTTATCGAAGCCAAGATTATCAAGATTTATGCAAAGCAATTGGTGCGGCTACAGAAAACGCAGAAAAGCTAAAGTGGGAATTGGAAGCCGCCAGACTTAGGCACGCCACATGGCAGACTTTAGAAGTATCTAACCGAACACAAGATAGAATATTAAAATGAGCAAATTAAAATTAACCGAAGAATTTTTAATTCTTAAACTATTTTGTAAGATGTACGAAGATGCCATGCACCGTAAAGACTATACGCAAATGCTTGAATTAAGCGTTGATATTGCGGAATCAGCCGAAAAACTAGAGCAAATGACCGTAGATCACATCAATGGCCACTAAGGTTGAGAAAGAAAAATACAGAAAAATTGCTGAACTGGGATGCTCATTATGTAGGCATCAAGGCAATGAGGGAACGCCAGCAGAATTACATCACATTAGACGAGGTAATATCCCTCGCGCTCAAGCACCCGTCATTGGCCTATGCACCTATCACCATCGAGGCTCAAATACCAGTATTCACGGAATGGGTAGAAAGCGCTTTGAGCGAGAGTACGCTATCACGGAAGAAGAACTCCTTGAACAAACGGAGAAGCTAATTGAGTAGCTGGCTAATCATCGTTACAGGTTTAATTTACTTTTATATCGGTATAGAGCAAGGTGTTAAAGGTAACTTGCCTATGGCAGTTGTATATACAGGCTATGCTTTTTCTAATGTTGGCTTATACATTATGGCTAAATGAGTTTTACCATCTATACACACGATGGATACAAAGTTATTCAATGGTTCTTTAATATAGAAGAACTTATTAAATCAATGCTTAATAACCCAAAAGACATTTATCACCGAAATCCTATATAATTATTGCACCGCAACATAAATTGGAGATTGCAATGTTTACATTTGATGAGCAGTACAAAAAGTTTGAAGAACTAAATGAGCGCACTAAAGAAGCGTACAAATTTTGGTTTAATGTAATAACATCATCTTGGGAAGATTTTTTTAAACCTAAGAAGAAGTAATTAGTACCCAAAGGTTGCTTTTTGCAACCTTTTTTACAACTCTAACGGATCAAAACCTAGTTCGTTAGCCACCATCTTGCAACGGGTTCTAAATGGTTTGCCGTGTTGCATCCATTTATCGCCTTTTTGTTTATGAAAACTCATGTGGATACATTCATGAGCCAGCGTAGTCAAAACGGTGTAATAGTGGCTACAGCGCCCAGATGAAATGGTAATGGTATGCGCGTAGTCACCGCCTGTATCTAGCAGGTAACTACCCATGACTTCAGGGTCAGGGGTAACAATAAATTCTATTTCTTCAGGCAATGGCATAGGCCATTTAGTAAATGGGTAAGTGCAATACAGGCTTGAATATAAATGCTTTAATGCTTCAGGCGTTAATCTCATGTAATTGACCCCTAAAAAACACAAGTCCTTCATCTTCATTGATAACCTGTACCAACTCAGGCGGCATCAAATGACCGTTTATATAAGTAAGAACCGCAAATCCTGCACGCCAATTCACGCTTGAATCTTCATGGTATATAAACTGGTCATCTTTGACAGCGGCCATCATTCCAGTATCGACACCATACATATCGCCCTTGTAATTAGTCCAAGGCGTAACTTTGAGGGAGTGCAGGTGGCCCGTAACCATCGACATACCACCCTTGAGAATATTGTTGTAAACCGCATGAATACCGTTATGCCAACGGTGTTTAATCATTGTGTTGTTGTTTACTACCACCGACCAGCTATTCGACCAGCCGTACAGGTGATCGGCAAGGCACATACCTTTTACGCCCTCATACTGCGGCAATACATTAGACAGCTTGCCATCAAAGCGTAAATCATGATTACCTATGGTGCGATGCAAAATACATCCAGCAGGTCTAACCTTTTCAATATCACCTAATCTGGCTTGTACTTCTTCTAATTCTTGCTGGACTGTTGGGTGCTGTTGATACCCAATTCTGTTATGTTGGCTGATTTGGGCAAAATCAAATAAATCGCCATTTAAAACCACCATATTGGGTTTTAATTCTTTTACAAAGTGTACAAATGCTTTGTGTGCAGTAGAAACATAGTTAGGGTTATAGTGACAATCAGAGCCTACTAAAATCACGCCATTTTTTATTTCATATTCACAGCGTATTTTGTTTTCGGGAATAGTAAACTTTGGAATACCACGATTGTTGTTAGATTCAAGAACAATATCGTATTTTTTTTCTAAATTTCTTCTGCGGGCTATAACACTTCTAATATCAATTTTAAGTATTTTGGCTAACGCGGTGGGTGATCTATGCTCTTTAAATAAGTCAATAAATTCTTTGTCAGTACACTTAGGTTTAGACATACCACACCTTTATAATGGTAAAGTTAGCTAATACTAATCTATTTTAATTGAAAATCAATGACATACGCACGAATAGATACAAACCACAAAGAAATAGTTAAAGCATTACGAGATGCTGGTGCTACTGTGGTGTCACTTGCCGCAATGAAGCATGGTTGCCCTGACCTGCTTGTAGGTTACGCTGGCGAAACAGTATTAATGGAAATCAAGCGCGATGCCAAAGCCAAATTCACGCCTGACCAATTAGACTTTTTAGGTAAATGGAGAGGTGGTGCAATCAGCCGCGTGGACAGCGTTGATGCCGCGATTAGAGCATTAGGAATTACCAGAAAAGTGTTATAAAATAGATTAAAAGGAGCGTTTTATGGAAAAGTCAATGGCATTATTCCTAGCAACATTGCTACATTCTGGTACTAATACCCATTTTTTCCATTGGGCTACTAAGTCTTACGCTAAACATAAAGCACTTGGCCACTTTTACGAAAACATTATTGAGCATACAGATGCTTTGGCAGAGTGCTATTTCGGCATCTACGGTCAAATAACCGAATTCCCAAGCACTTACCACATGCCTAAAGAGCCGCTGGCCTATATGCAATCACTACAAAAATTTGTAAAAGAAGCGCGTAATGACTTGCCTACAGATTCCGAAATTGTCCAATTAATTGACAATATCGCGCAAGAAATCGACACAACCATCTATTTACTCAAATTTAAGGCTTAATCATGCCATTAGACAAATCAGGTACAGAAGCATCCGTAGGCAAAAACATCAAAGCTGAAATGAAGGCTGGCAAAGGCAAGAAACAAGCCATAGCTATTGCCCTCAATGTTGAGCGCGATAACGCCAAAGGTGCTAGAAAAGCCACACTAGAAGAAGCCTACGGTCGATTTTTAGGTAAGCGGGATAAATGAGCCGTCAAGATGATATTCGTGCCGCAGTAGAAAAGCACGATAAGCCAATAGCCAAGACCACAAAGGGTAAAGGCAGGCATTATCAATCGGTAGAAGAAGGTGCTGGCATGACTGAAGCAGGTAGAAAAGCGTACAACGCAAAGAATGGTAGTAACTTAAAAGCACCTCAATCTAGTGGCCCAAGGCACGATAGTTTTTGTGCAAGGTCATCAAGCTGGAACGGGGAACGGGGCAAAGCGGCAAGAGCAAGGTGGAAATGCTAATGAAAAACGGATTGTACGCAAATATTCACCGTAAACAGGAACGGATCAAGAACGGCTCTGGTGAAAAAATGAACAAGGTTGGTAGCAAAAACGCGCCAACAGCCCAAGATTTTAAAGAATCTGCCAAGACTGCAAAGCCTACACGCAGAGAAATGATTGCCTCAAAAATGAAGGATATGTAATGGTAAAGATGATCCCACCCACCCCGATGAGCCGTAAATACAAAAAAGAAGATGCAATGCTACGCCCTCATGTTGAATCAACGCTAGAGAAGAACCAGCGTGAGCGTTTAGAGCGTAGAGCCGCTATTGCTGACAAACTTAAAGACTTAGATAAAGAAGTTAAGTAATGGATATGACGCTGGCTGATTTGTTGCGCCAAGGCGCAGACAAGATTATTAATCTGCCAACAGAAGCACAGCGTTTTGTTACTAATCCACAAGCATTTTTAGAGCTATTTGGTACAAATAAATTACCTGAACAAACAGGTTTTGCCGCAGGTGTAGCAGGTGTACCACCAAAAGATGTAGCTAAAGGCGGCATATTAAATTTACCTAATTTAGCGTATAATAAAGGTTATGAATCGGGCGAACCAATAGGTATTGCCTCATCGCTATTACCATTAGCGGCACTCATTAGAACGCCAAAAGCGTCAAAAGGACAAAATGCAGGAACAGGATTTTTCGACACAGGCGATATTAGAAGGGTTGGATTACATCAATCAGACCTTAATCCAGCACAACTTAGTGCCGATGACCTTAGATCAGTACAAGGAAACATTGAAATTCCCAATCTCAGACGAGATTCTTCCGCAACACTCAATGAAATCCTCGCAAACCCTGAAATAAACCCAGCGGTACTGTCTGCACGGCAGATAAATCCTAGTTTTAATTTAGAAACAGTACGGGCTATGCCGCCCTCATCGCTGGAAAAGCAATTTCCCATAGCTAAGACCTATGAAGAAATGGTCAAGGGAATAGAGCCGACATTGCAAGCAAAAATGTTTGCTCAATATTTACGCAGTTACCCTGAAGCCGTACGCAAATCAGGAGCTACAAATTACAGCGAATTAGTGCCTGCAAGTTACGAGCAATTAGGCAAAGAAAACGCCCAGCAACTAGACAGGATGCTAAATCAAGGAATCAATCTGTCTTACCATAAAGGCGATTTAAATTACGCTGGATCGCCACAGATGTTAGAAGATGCGTTAATCAATAAACATATGTATACCTACGCAGGTGGTGAACCGCATGAATTGCTTAATAAAATTGATCCGTATACAGGCTTAAATGAAAATCAAGTGTTCCGTGCCGTACATGATTACTATGGACACGGCCCTACTGGTGCAAGTTTTGGCCCTAAAGGTGAAGAATTAGCTTTTGGATCGCACAGTCAGCTATACAGCCCATTAGCTAAAATGGCGGCCGCTACGGAAACACGGGGGCAAAACAGCTTTGTAAACTATTCAGGCATTAATGCTGAACTACAAAAGCAAATGATCCCATTAAAGATACAGCAAGAACGCTTGGCTAGAGCAGGTCAAGATACATCTGCTATTGATGCCAAACTAGCTGAATTAGGCGCACAAACCCAATACGCAGAACAAAAGGCTTTTTTATTGCCGCCTGAAATGATTGATGTTAATTATCAAGGTGGTATGCCTGACTACCTAAAGCCATACATAAACCCTAATAATCCATCATCTTTAACTGGTTACCATTACAGCAATGTGCCTGATCTAACTCAAACTGATGTAACTAAATACGGTACAGGCATTAAAGGCGCAGAAGATGCTCGATTAAAGATGGCTGACGCACTCCGCAACAGGACATACTTTTATACTAATCCCGACACAAGGGAAGCAGGTCTAGGTATAAACCAATACAGCGCAGACCTTAATAACTTCTATAACACCAGCGCAGACCCTGATAAGCTAAAAGTGCTTTCACGCAACTACAACCAATATCAAGGCATAGTAGATGAAGATGCCGCTACAAACGCATTAGAGCGTATAAGCAATCAAGCAGGCTATGAAGGCATAGTAACCCCACAAGGAGCTATTAGCTTTGAGCCACAGGTTGTGAAGAAAAAGAAAAAGAAGTAGAATTAACTTATCTTAATCAACCACTTGGGTAAGGTATGAGTAATAAACAACAAACAAATAATCCTAAAGGTAGACCCAAGGGTAGCCCTAATAAGTCAACAGCAATGGCCAGAGAAGCGATTGCCAGCTTTGTTGATGGTAACGCGCACAAGATGGAAGAATGGCTTGAGCAGGTCGCTACGGGCGTTAAAAACGATGAAGATAAATACATTGTTTTGCCTAATCCTGAAAAAGCATTTGGAATGTTGCAGAGCGTCATGGAATACCATATTCCTAAGTTAGCCAGAACAGAACACGCTGGTGACGAAGATCAGCCTGTCAAGATTATTCACGAACATAAGTTCTTAGATTGAAAGAATTAGTTAAGAAGTACGAATATCCTTATAAATCAAGGGATGCGTTCTTAGACTTTCATAGGCGTGAGCAACGCTGGGCGGTATTGGTCTGTCACCGAAGGGCAGGCAAGACGGTAGCCACAATTGCAGATACCATCCGTAGAGCCATTATGGATAAGAAACCTGACGGCAGATACGCTTACATTGCCCCTTACTACGCACAAGCCAAAAACATTGCTTGGGACTACTTGCTGAAGTTTGCAGAGCCAGCTATCGTTAAGGCTAATCAATCTGAGTTATGGGTGGAATTAGTCAATGGGGCAAAAATACGGCTATTTGGTGCAGATAATCCTGATGCTTTGCGTGGTTTATATCTTGATGGAGTGGTGCTTGACGAATATGCTGACATGAAACCCCGTCTTTGGGGTGAGATTGTGCGGCCATTGCTAACAGATAGAAAAGGCTGGGCAACCTTTATTGGTACGCCAAAGGGCCATAATGCGTTCTACGACATATATAACGAAGCCCAAAAGAACCCGAACTGGTATGTTAAGACCCTAAGAGCAGATAAATCAGGGTTGTTGCCTGACGCTGAATTACTAGATGCACAGTCAACAATGTCACCAAATCAGTACGAGCAAGAGTTCTTATGTTCATTTGAGGCTTCCATAACTGGGGCCTACTTTGGCGAACAGATGCGTCAGATCACAGACTTAGAGCGCATTACTACTGTTGACTACGACCCTATGTTCCCTTGCCATACAGCATGGGATTTGGGTTTCAATGACAGCACTAGCATCTGGTGGTTTCAAGTGGTTTACGGAGAGATACGGGTGCTAGATCATCACTCATCTAATGGCCAATCTATACCTTATTACACAGGTTTACTTGCCCAAAAAGAAGAAGAATTTGGCTACAAATATGGCTACCATTACCTGCCCCATGACGCTAGAGCTAAAACCTTGGCATCTGGCGGTAAGAGCATAATCGAACAAATTGCGACAAAAATCGACATAAAACATCTAAAAATCGTTCCAAATCTGTCATTACAGGATGGAATTCAAGCAACAAGGCTTGCATTAACTCGAACTTGGTTTGATAATAGATGCGAAGAAGGCATCGAATGTTTGCGTCAATATCAACGAGAGTGGGATGATGATAAAAAAGTTTTTAGGGATCGCCCTAAACATGATTGGACAAGCCACTCTGCGGATGCTTTTAGGTACCTATCGATTGTATGGAAAGATGAGGACAGCCCTATCCTCAAAGATTCAAGGATTAAAGGACTTCATGTTGGCCAAACGGATGTAACGCTGAACGAAATGTGGAAGCAAACCCCAAAAACTATCAATAGCAGGATATAAACATGGAACATACATACCAAGATTGGTATAACTGCATTACCCAGTATGAGCGTACATACAAAGAATGGGAAGGCAGAGCAGACAAAATTACCAAACGGTATCGCGATGATTCCCGTACTAGGAATAACCCTAATGCAAAGTTTAATATCCTATGGAGCAATGTTCAAACCATAACTCCAGCAATCTTTGCCCGATTACCAAGACCAGATGTAAGCCGTAGATTCCGCGACAACGATCCTGTTGGCCGTGTAGCCTCAATGATGTTAGAACGCGCCCTAGAATATGAAGTTGAGCATTACGGTGACTACGCTAGTGCCATGAAGCAAGCCGTTCAAGACCGTTTGTTAGGTGGGCGTGGTACAGCATGGGTTCGTTATGAACCGCATATTACTGGTGAAATGGGCGGCGAAGGTGAAGGCGCACCCGATGATGGCTTTCAGATTACAGAAGATATTGACGAAGCAGAAACCGAAGGCGGCATTTTTCGTGAGAACCAAGAGCGTATTGAATATGAGTGCGCCCCTGTAGATTATGTCCATTGGCGTGACTTTGGTTTAACCGTTGCCCGTACATGGGAAGAAGTAACAGCGGTATGGCGTAAAGTTTATATGGGCAGACCAGCCCTTGTTGAGCGCTTTGGTGAAGAACTAGGCGGCAAGATACCGCTAGATACTAAGCCTGAAACTTCTAAAACTTTCAACGAAAAGATGGGCGAAGGTTCATCTGAGGCCGTTGTTTATGAGATTTGGGATAAAACTACAGGTCAAGTTTTATGGCTATCTAAGTCTTTAGGTAAGATTCTTGATACCCGTGATGATCCGCTACAGCTTGAGAACTTCTGGCCATGTCCAAAGCCAATGTTCTCTACGCTAACAACTGATACGCTTGTACCTGTTCCTGACTATGTTCTTTACCAAGACCAAGCAAGACAGCTAGACACGCTTGCAGACCGTATTGATGGATTCATCCAAGCACTCAAGGTTCGGGGCGTTTACGATGCTTCTGAGCCATCCTTACAGCGTTTGTTTACTGAGGGCGAAAACAACGCCTTGTTACCAGTTAAGAATTACGGTGCATTTAGTGAGAAGGGCGGCATGGCTGGGGCTATTAACCTAGTTGATATTGCTCCGATCGCTCAAGGCTTGCAAATGGCTTATCAAGCTATGGAGCAGGTCAAAGGTCAAATCTATGAAATCATGGGTATTGCTGATATTCAGCGTGGCCAAACCGATCCAAGCGAAACATTAGGCGCACAAATTATCAAGTCTAACAACGCTTCTGGGCGTTTAAAGACGATGCAACACGATGTAGTGAACTTTGCTACTGCCCTGTTGCAGATCAAAGCGCAGATTATTTGCCAACACTTCACCGATGACACCATCGTTAAGATTAGCGGTGCAATGCAATTATCTCCGCAAGATCAACAACTTATACCGCAAGCCCTTGCATTACTGAAAGACGAACCAGCTAAGAACTTCCGTATCGAAGTCACTAGCGATTCCATGATCTATCAGGATGAGCAACAAGAAAAGCAAAACCGCATTGAGTTTTTATCCGCAGTCAGTAGCTTTATGCAAACCGCTTTACCAGTAGCACAGGGCGTTCCTGAACTCACACCGTTGCTTATGGAAATGCTCAAGTTTGGCGTAACAGCGTTTAAGGCTGGTAAGCAAATGGAAGGCATGATTGACGAAACTGCCGACAAGTTCCGTGAGCAAGCTAAAGCGGCAGAAGGTCAACCCAAGCCGCCATCACCTGAAATGCAGAAGTTACAGATGCAAGCACAGATGGAACAGGCTAAGTTACAAGCCCAATCTCAAGCCAAGCAAGCCGAAATGCAAATGCAGATGGAACTGGAGAAAGCCAAGCAAGAATACCAAGCCCAAGAAAACCAGCTTAAATTCCAATTGGAAGATCAGCGCAATCAGGCCGATGCCCAAATGAAAATGCAAGCTGACCAAATGAAGATGGACATGGAAGTCAAAGTTGCCCAAATGAAGATGATGACTGAACGCAATACCCAAGTTTTATTGGCGCATATTAACAATGGGGCTAAGATTGAAGTTGCAAGGATTGGTTCAGATGATTCAGACGGTGCAATGGCTTATGCTAACGAAGAAGATATGGCACAAGCAATGCAAAACCCTATGGAAACAGTCGCTAATGCAATCAACAACAATAGCAACCAAATGGCTATGATGCTTGGTGAATTAATGAATAAGCTAAATCAACCCAAACAAGTGGTTCGAGGTTCTGACGGCAAAATCATTGGAGTTCAATAATGGCTATAACAGTCAAGCATAAGTTTGTCAGCGCAATACCTGACGGCACAGATGCAACAGTAGTAAGGCCGTCTAATTGGAATGATGACCATGATTTAACAGGTACTATTCCTGTAGCTAATGGTGGTACAGGTGCTTCTACTGCCGCAGATGGTTTAAATAATCTACTTCCTAGCCAAACAGGAAATAATGGCAAAGTTCTAGCAACTGATGGAACTAATGCTACTTGGACTACTAATGGTTCAGGTGATGTAGTTGGCCCAGCGTCAAGCACAAACAATGCAATAGCTAGATTTGATTCTACTACTGGCAAGTTGATTAAAAATTCTGGCGTAACTGTTGATAATAACAATAATATTAATGCCAATGCTTTAGATGATTCTTATACAAATACTGCCGCATCAGGTACATTAATTACATTAACTGTAGCATCGCCAAGAAGATACACAATTACTGGTTCAGGTGGTCAAGTTATTAAATTGCCTGATGCAACTACATTAACAAATGGCACAGTTTTTCAATTTGATAATAACCAAAGTAGTGGTGCAATAACTGTCAATAACAACTCTAATACTTTAGTTGTTTCTGTTCCTAGCGGTGGATTTGTTTTAGTTAATTTGTTATCTAATGCAATAGCCGCAGGTTCTTGGGATAGACATGACCAAGCGCCATCAAATGTAAGTTGGTCTACCAATACTTTTGATTACGCTGGTTCTATTACTTCAGCTACTTGGAATGGTAATACTGTTGCTGTAAACAGAGGTGGTACAGGGGTTACAACATCAACTGGTAGTGGTTCAAATGTACTTAATACTAGCCCTACGCTAACAACTCCTGCAATAACTGGCGGCACAATAGACAACACAGTCATTGGTGCTACTACCCCAGCCGCAGGAACATTTACTACTATTACAGGACAGACAGAAGTATTAAAAGGTACTGGGCAAAATTTAATCCAATATTCTAATAACTTTGTAACTGGTTGGAGTAATGGTGCAATTACAGTTACTGGTTCACAATCTGACCCTGTTGGCGGTTCTACTGCATCTTTACTTGTCCCAACAGTTACAAATACTGCACATTATCTTGCAAATAGCACAGCCGCTTTTTCTTCAACAACAACCTTTACTATTAGTGTTTATGTAAAAGCAAGTGGTTATACATTATTTTATATTAATGATGCTACTGCTGGCACATTTGCTTGTTCTTACAATTTAACTGCGGTAACGGCAACTCCAAATACAGGATGCACAGGAACAATTACTGCTGTAACAGGTGCAACTGGTTGGTATAGGCTTACATTAACAACCACAGGAACACCTACATCTTCCTCAAGGGCAACAATTACTCCTTACGCATCAGGGGCAACTTTAACTGCTTTTGGGGCAACATTTGCTGGAGATGGAACATCAGGTGCATTTGTTTATGGAACTCAAGTAGAAATGGGTTCTGTTGCAAATACTTATGTTGCCACAACCACTACAGTAGTCTACGGAACTCCTACCCTATCCTTTAGTGGAGTAGCAGGACTAGGACTAGAATCTAATGGTGCTTTATATGTTTCTCCAGCAGGAACAGGCGCATTACAAGCACAAGCTACTACATCATCTACAGTAGGTGGTAATGCTAGGGGTGCTAATGCTGTTGATTGGCAGACCATTAGAACCAATGCCAATCAAGTTGCTTCAAGTTCTTACACAGTTTTGGCTGGTGGTCAATATAATAAGGTTGATGGTTATGGAAGCACAGTAACTGGCGGTCAATCAAATTCTGCAACAGGAACTTATACATTTGTTGGAAACGGACTTTCTAACATAGCAAATAGTGGTGGTTATGGTAATTTATATTCTGGAATTGTTACAGGATATTCAAATTCTATTAGCGGTGTTTTTAACTTTATTGGTGGTGGATATGCTAATTCTGGAACTGCATCAGCCGCAGTAACAACGCAATCAGGAACAATGAATGCCACTACTGCGGTTACATTAAGTGGTTCTAACGCTAATATCAAAGTTGGTCAAATAATTTCTGGTACAAGTATTAATTCATTTCCACCAACTTATGTAGCCGCTATATCAGGAACAAGCCTTACCCTTTCCCAAGTCGCATCAGGTTCATCTACCTCTACGCTATCTTTCTACACACCTCACGGAGTAGTAGTAGGCGGTGGTAATAACCAAGCTACAGGGGCTTATTCATTTATCGGTGGTGGTGGCGATGCTGGTACTGCGGCTAATAGGAATGTGGCTAGTGGGGATTGGTCTTTTGTTGGTGGTGGACAAGCTAATCAAGCTACAGGCATTGGTTCTGTTGTGGCTGGTGGTGGCACATTTGGTAGTAGTGTTGCTGGTAATACAGCATCAGGAACAACAAGTTTTATTGCTTCTGGCTTTGGTAATTTATCATCAGCAACCAGTTCATCGGTTCTTGGGTCAAGAAATACAGCAAGCGGTGATTATTCTTCTTGTTTAAGTGGAAGGCGTTCAACAACAAGAGCCATTCTGGGTAATGCGGTTTTTAGTGGAGTAAATCCAATTGGAGATGTAACAGGAATATCTCAATCCGCATTATTAGTTCTTGCAAGACAAACTACAGACGCAACTGCTACAGCTTTATGTTCTGATTCTAATGCCGCAAGCGGAGTAAACCAAGTAATACTACCTAACAACTCTGCTTACTTCTTTACTGGTGAAGTGGTATCAGGAGTAACTGGTGGTGGAGATACTAAAGGCTGGACTATTGAGGGTGTAATTAAACGAGGTGCTGGTGTAGGAACTACAGCTTTAGTTGGTTCTACAGTAACTTCCCTTTATGCTGATGCTGGTGCGGCAACATGGGCTATTGCAGTTACAGCCGATACAACCAATGGTGGTTTAAGAGTTACCTTTACAGGGCAAGCCGCTACAACAATTCGTACAGTTTGCCAAATCCGTACAACAGAAATGACTTACTAAGGAGTATTAACATGGCACTACAACTTAACCTAGCATCAACCCAATTCGGTGTACCAGCCCCACAAGCCTACGCACGAATCACTAACTTCTTTGGTACTAAAGACCAAATCCAAGTTCAAGTAGCTATTTACTATAACGAAGATGCAAGACATGGCAACATGGCTACAGTTAAAGAAAATGCACATTACATCGCTATTGAGGATTTGAAGGGTGATTTAATCCCTGCAATCTATGAAGTTCTCAAGACTTTTAGCGATTACGAAGGCGCAGTAGACGCTTAATTAGGAGATTTACATGGGCCATTTTGCAAAAGTAGTAGACGGCAAAGTAACACAAGTTATTGTTGCTGAACCTGACTTTTTTGATACATTTGTAGATTTAAGTTCTGGCGATTGGATTCAGACCTCTTACAACACAAGAGGAAATGTCCATTATGGTGCTGATGGACAGCCTGATGGCGGAATACCTTTGCGTGGTAATTATGCTGGTATTGGATACACATACGACCAAGCAAACGATGTGTTTTATGCGCCAAAACCATTTGCAAGTTGGGTTATTTCTGCGCCTACATGGACATGGGAAGCGCCAACACCTAAACCCACAGATGGCAAACCATACAATTGGAATGAGGCCACTATATCTTGGGTTGAAGTTACCTAATGTTTCAAACCGCTTTTCAACCTAATGCGTTTCAAAATAACGCATTTCAGATTTATGTAGAACCCGTAGGTGGGGATGATGGTGGCCATTGGACTAAAGAAGAACTCCGTAGAATACAAAAGCTACAGCACAAAATAGCTGACCGCCAACGCAAACTTGAACAAGCTACAAGAGATGCAAACGCTTCACGCAAGCAAGCCTTCAAGGATCAGATTGATCCACAACCTATTGCAAAAGTTAAGCAAACTAAAGTACAATCAAAACAAGAGGTTAAAGCTGATATACCGTTAGCTGAAACAGAAGAATTACAACGGTCAATAAGCTACCTTGAAAGACAACGGGATAACATCCTTGCGGCAGTAGCTTACAGACAAGAAGTTGCAAACATTGAGATGCAACTTAGGGTAATGGAAGCCAAACGCCAAGAGGAACTTGACGATGAGGCCGCACTATTACTGCTCTTACATTAAATCCGCACACGGAATATAAGAAGGCTTACGAACACCTACACGCTGGCCGCTATGAAGCTGGTTTTAGGGAGTTTGAATACCGCTGGCATCCAGAAATAATTGCAAAGCAAGCCCAGCCCTATGCCCCTGCGTTAAAAATGCCTGTATGGAGAGGTGAATCCCTAATGGGTAAATCAATCACAGTACAAATGGAACAGGGTTTTGGTGACATTATTATGTTTGCCCGTTTTTTGCCAGCATTAAAGGCTTTAGGGGCTAAACAAGTTGTTGTTTTGCAAGAAGGTACATTGCATTACCTTTTAGGGCAAATACACGCTGTAGATGTGTTTAGCAACGGTTTAGAAGGGGTTGCCAATGAATCTGATTATTGGATTGGGTCAATGTCATTGCCTTATTACATTTCTTTGTCGCACCCTATTGTAAAAGCAATGTTTCCAGTAACACGCAAGAAAATTGTAGGTTCAGAAGGGTATTTACACGCCCAACCTAGCAATATTCCATCCAAAATTGGCGTAAATTGGGAAGCATCTAAACAAACTTTGTATTACATTAAGTCAATTGCCCATGAACACATGGCTGAATTGGTTGGGGATGACTGTTACAGCTTAAACCCTAATTCTGATGGCTTATTTCACCCATTACCTAACGATGGCTGGAAGCAAAATTGGGTAAAAACAGCCAGCCACATGAAAGCTATGAAGGGAATTGTTACTGTTGACACGGGAACGGCTCACCTTGCTGGTGCTTTGGGCGTGAAATGCGTAGTTTTGCTACCAAAAGAAGAATTTGTTTGCTGGAGATGGAAAAATGCCCGTTGGTACGACAGCATTTGCCTACTTAGACCAAATGAATACGACCAATTACCCGAAATAATAAGGAGAATGTAATGGCTTTAGTCAAAGTCACCGTTAAATGCCCACATTGCAAGGTTGACCATGAAGAATATGATGCAACGCAATATGATGACAAGGAAAAGTACCTTGCTTACTGGAATATTCCGTTTAATACGCCTGAAGCTGAAGAAGCGTGGCAAGCCAAGCTAAATATGACCCCAAAAGAAGCCCCTATGGTAGTTCCTGATATTCAAGGCCACATTAGCATGGCTGATGGTACATGGGTTTCTAGCCGTTCTAAGCACCGTGAAAATCTAAAGCGCAATAATTGTATTGAATTGGGTAACGATGTACCAACTGCCCAAAAAACGCATGAATTTAGCAAAAAAGAACATGAAGCCCGTAAGCGTGAAATTGCGGAAATCACTTATTCCAAACTTAATTACAGATAGGGTAAACCATGTCAGAAGAATTAGACCGCAGAGAAATGCTTGAAGCCGCTTTAGAACAAGCCGAAGAAGGCACTTTAGAAGCCCCTGTAGAAAAGGAGATTGAAGTAAATGACGATCCAATCCAAGCCGAAAGCGAAGAAGCCAGCCCTGAAGAAAGCAACGACCGTGACGAAAAAGGTCGTTTCAAAAGCAATGCCGAAAAAACCAGTAGCCAAGACGATACCGTTGAAGAACCTGAACTGGTGGCAGAAGCTACTGATGAAGTTCAAGAAGAAGTAAAGCGCCCTACTACTTGGAAAAAAGAGTACCGCGATGTCTGGGATAAGATGCAAGATGGCAAACCCTTAGAAAAAGAAGAATTTATTAAGTTTGCTGAATATGCCAACCAACGCGAAGCTGAATACAAAAAAGGCGTATCCGCTTACAAAGCTGAAGCTGATAACGCTAGGCAATTGACGGATGCTATTAATCCGTTTGTGCCTGAATTACAGCAACAAGGTATTCATCCTGTAGCTTGGATCAATAATCTTGGTCGCGCCCACATGGTTCTGTCTAAAGCGCCTTACGACCAGAAGGTGCAGATGTTCCATAGACTTGCACAAGATTATGGAATACAATTGAATTCAGATAGCTTACATACGCCAGAACAGGCGTATGTAGACCCTTATCAACAGCAGTTAATGCAACAACTTCAAGCTACCCAGCAACAAGTTCAGCAACTGTCAGCGATACGGGATCAAGAAGAAAATGCACGGTTGACCAATGAAATTAGCCGTGTAAGTAGCAACAAAGTGGCTTTTCCGCACTTTGAAATGGTAAGGGAAGATATGGCTCAATTACTTGAGCGAGGTTTAGCCCAAGACCTAGAATCGGCTTATGCCAAAGCGGTGCGTATGAATGACGAAGCGTTTAAGTTAGAGCAGGAAAAACTCCTGAGATCAGCCAACACCCAAGCGTCTAAGGCACAGCAAGTAGCAAAAGCTAAAGCAACTGCGGTTAGTCCACGATCCGTTACACCTAGCGGTCAAGTGAGTAAAGCAGATGCAAAGGATAGACGATCCTTGCTGATGGCTAATTTGGCCGATGCAGAGGGTGGTCGGGTTTAACTTAATCTAATAAAGGAAATATCATGGCATTCGCAAATAGCGCAATCACCGATATTATCGCTACTACCATTCAAAGCCGTAGCGGAGTATTGGCAGACAACTTAACGCAGAACAACGCAATTCTTCAGCGTTTAAATAGTAAGGGAAATGTACGGCCCTTCTCAGGTGGTAATGTAATCCTTAATGTTGGGGTCACTCTGAATTAAAACTCAGATGTGAGAATTCTCTCTGATTGACTTGGAACTCCCGAAGGGGACAACAAGGGGCAAGTTTAAATACAGCCTGAACGACTAAGCGAGAGAA